CTCTCCAGCAACAGGTGAGATATATGTAGGACTATTACCATACGTACAGAAATTCTGTGATAGTAATGCAATTTCCTATATACTAGAAGAAGGAGTAGAAGATGGTAGGGATATTAATAACAAGGATGCTAGAAATTTCATCAAGAGTCTCAAACCGAAATCTCAAGGTAAGTCTCTCAAAATTCGAGACTATCAGGTGGAAGCTTTTCAACTGGCCATATCCAGAAATAGGAGTCTTCTTGTTAGTCCTACTGCTTCTGGTAAGTCGTTAATAATATATTCTCTGGTACGTTATTACCAGATGATGGGATTGAAAACTTTAATACTCGTTCCTACTACTTCGCTGGTAGAACAGATGTATTCAGACTTTGAGGATTATGGTTGGAGTTCTGGTACATACTGTCAAAAAATATATCAGGGGCATGATCGAAAAGTTACAAAAGACGTTGTAATATCTACATGGCAATCTCTATATAAAATGCCCAAGGCATACTTTCGTGATTTTGGGTGTGTAATCGGTGATGAAGCTCATATGTTTAAAGCAAAATCACTCACTGGTATTATGACAAAGTTACACCAATGTAAGTACAGATTTGGCCTCACAGGGACACTGGACGGCACACAGACCCATCAGTTAGTACTAGAGGGACTATTTGGTTCTGCTAAGAAAGTAGTTTCAACAAAAGAACTAATTGATAAAAAGACCCTTGCTAATTTAAAAATAAAGTGTGTTATACTCAGACACCCAAACATAAGAGAGAAGATGACCTATGCTGAAGAATTGGAGTATATTGTTACCAACAAAAAAAGAACTGATTTCGTATGCAATTTACTACGCCATCTTAATGGCAACACTCTATGTCTCTTTCAGCTTGTAGAGAAACATGGTAAAATTTTATATGATGAATTGAAGGAAGAAGAAAATGTATATTTTGTATATGGTGGAACTGATACTGGTGCAAGGGAAAAGATTCGTGGATTGGTTGAGACACACAGCAAGTCAACCACCATCGCTTCCTTTGGTGTTTTTAGCACTGGTATTAACATCCGTAATATTAATAACATCGTGCTCGCAAGTCCAAGTAAGTCAAAGATTAGAGTCTTGCAGTCCATCGGGAGAGGTCTGCGTACATCATCAACTAAAGATTCCGTTTTAGTATATGATATCGCTGATGATATATCTTATAATGACAGAAGAAACTTCACACTTAACCATTTTCAAGAACGTATAAGTATATACAATGAAGAACAATTCGATTACGAAATTAGTAAGGTAAAACTCAAATGAAAAATTTTGCAGAAAATGAAAACTTTAAGCTTGTCAAGTTGATTAACGGCGAAGACATAATTTGCACAATAAATTCTAAACCATCTCCAGAAAACGTATTGGATGTACTCAATCCATTGAAGATGCAAGTTATACCAAAAATGACACAAGATGGCATTGAAGAATCTTTAAATTTAAGTCATTGGGTGCATCCATATACAGAGACACGATCTTTTCAAGTACCTATGTCTAGCGTATTATTAGTCGCCACAATTTCTCCAGGCCTGTCTCGCTACTATGAATACACTTTACAAAAAATTGATAGAGAAGACCAGCTTGCTTTAGAAGAATTAGATGATATAGATAATGAAGAAATATTTGATGATCTATTAGAATCTATGAACCTTAATAACAAATCAGTACACTAAAGTAATGTTATGCATAAAGGACATACCCTTTATACAACATATTTTGCTTAGAGTCAAGTCTCTTTTATAAAAGAAAAGGTCATTGACATTATTGGCCATATGGTGTATTGTAAGTAATAATTTAAATAAAGGAAGATTTTATGGCTAAAGCAAAATCGAACAAACCACATTACGTTAATAATAAAGAATTTCTCGCTGCAATGATTGAATGGAATAGTACCTTTGACTTAGACAAAGATATTGATGGTGTGTCAGGGCCAAACGCAGATGAAGTTCCCCCTGTTACTAATTACATAGCAGAGTGTTTTCTAAAGATAGCAACGCATCTATCCTACCGCCCAAACTTTATAAACTATACTTACAGAGATGAGATGATATCCGATGGCATCGAAAACTGTCTTCAATATGTTAAGAACTTCAATCCAGAGAAGTCTTCGAACCCCTTTGCTTACTTTACCCAAATTATCTACTACGCTTTCCTGCGAAGAATCCAAAAAGAAAAAAAACAAACTCATGTTAGGAATGAAATGATATCAAAACAAAATTATACTGCTTTTACTACTATGGAAGGTGATGACACTGGATATTCAGTAAGAGGGTTTGATCCTATGGTTATGGTTCCAGATGAAGCTGTATATAAAACAAAATCTACTGAGAACGAAAAGAAAAAAGGTTTAGAAAATTTTATGGAAGATGATATAGATAAGGTTGCAGAAAGAGGTTTAGATTGAAGATTGCTATAATAACTGACACACACTTTGGTGCCAGAAACGATAATCAAAACTTTAGCGACTACTTCTTTAAATTCTATGAAAACACATTCTTTCCTTATCTTGTAGAGAATAATATAACTACGTGTATTCATATGGGTGACGTTATGGATAGGCGTAAGTATGTTTCCTATAAGACTGCTACAGATTTTAGAACTGGGTTTATTAATAAATTTGAAGAGTTGGGTATTGACTTACATATAACTGTGGGCAATCATGACACGTATTATAAGAATACCAGTGAAGTTAACTCTATGGATGAATTGGTGGGTGATAGATTTAAAGTTTATACAGAACCAGAGATTGTAGATTTTGGTGGTGTGCCTATAGTTCTTATGCCGTGGATTAATGCAAATAATTATGATAAGGCTATTAAAGTATTGAAAACTGCAAACGCAGATATTCTTATGGGGCATCTAGAAATTAATGGTTTTGCAATGAACGCAGGCCAGATGATGTGTGAGGGTAGTTGGGATAAAGTTGAATTTAAAAGATTTGAGACTGTGTTCAGTGGACATTTTCATCATAAGAATGATGATGGACAAATATACTATCTTGGTACGCCTTATGAAATTTATTGGAGCGATTTTAACGATCCAAAGGGTTTTCATATTTTTGATACTGAGACAAGAGAACTAGAAAGAATTGTAAATCCTAATACAATTTATAAAAAGATTTATTACGATGATACTGTACATGATTATACTAAACATAATGTTGATCAATACAAAGACCACTATGTAAAATTGATTGTAGTCAATAAGAAAGACCTGTATGGATTTGACAAATTTACAGACAAGCTTCTTAGCGCAGATACATATGAAGTTAAGATTATAGAAGACTTTTCTGAATTAGATGCTAATAATGTATCAGATGAGATAGTAGAGAATTCAGAGGATACTATAACACTATTAGAAAAATATATAGACGAAATTGATGTTTCTTTAGATAAGGCTCGACTAAAAAATACAATGAAGAGTTTATATAGTGAGGCACAGGACTTAGAGATTTAAATGTCGAGAAGTTATGAAGACTGGCCAGATTTATCTAAAACTACAAGTAATGAAGACTGCAAGTTTTTGAAGGGGTTGTGTCAAGAATTTAACCCAAAAAAAATATTAGAGATAGGGACTTTTGTGGGCAAGAGTACTTATGCTATGGCATCGGGTAGTGATTGTCCCATCTATACTATAGATAAAGATAAAGATAGACTTCTGCGTCCCGAAAAATATAAAAAATTAACAGACAAAATTATAACACATCCACGTATGGATAGTATAGATTTCTGGAAAAATTATCCAGACTTAAATGGATTTGATTTTATTTTTATAGATGGGTGGTTAAGGCAAGAAGATGTTGAAAATATATTCGAAAGGTCACTTGACAATTTTTGGTTTGTGAGCCATGATTATAATTATGATAAGTATGGTGATCAAGAAAAGGGTTATAAAATAGTGAATAGGATGTTAAAAGAGAGCATGAAAAGAAATTATGATTTTGATATCTCCAAAGGTGGCGAATGTTGCGGTTTCATAAAATTTCGCCTTGACATTTGAAATTCAGCGTGATAGTAGTGACAAATATGTCACACTTTACCTCTAAATACCAATAATCGCTCTCATAATGCCAATTAGGCCTTTACAAAATGCCTTGTGCCTGATAGCATAGCTATATGATGAGAAATAAAGAGGTTACTCCAATGAAAAACAAATCGACACTTGCTAAATTACTTGCCAATGAGGATGTATTTGTTATCCATAAACAAATGGAAACTGCATACTTCAATTCTAAGAGTCGTGAGTTGGGTCTTCCTATCTGGAAAGATGAGGAGATGACTAAGGACATTTATGATCTTATGGTGTGTCATGAAATCGGTCACGCTTTATGGACTCCTCTAGATATGTTAGAGTCTGCTGCATTACGTAAAATAAATCACAGCTTTGTAAATATTATAGAAGATGCACGAATTGAACGTAAGGTTAAAAACAAATATGCTGGTACGATTGGTGTATTTAATCGTGGTTATAATGAATTAACTTCCAAAGATTTCTTTGGTACTGCTGATAAAGATATTTCTGCTCTTAATCTTATTGACAGAATTAACCTGTTCTTTAAAGGTAATCCTGATGTTTACTTTTCTGATGAAGAATTAGTGTGGGTTGATCGTACTGCAAAAACTAAAACACCTGATGATGTTCTTGATCTTTCAGAAGAGCTTTACAAGTGGATGGAAGAAAACGAATCTGAGACTGACAATCACGATAGTGGTGAGAAGGGTGAGTCGATGGATTCTGGAGAAGAGGGAGAAGGGTCTGCCTCTGGTGAAAAAAGTGAAGGAGATGATAATGGAGATTCTAATAATGGGACTTCTGGTGATGAGTCTGGTGATGATGCCGGAGATGATTCTGGTAAAGATTCCAATGAAGGGAAAGAAGTAGATGATAAAACTAGTGATAATAATAACATTGATAATTCTGATGACACCGATGGTGATAATGACCTTGGGAGCAAGTTAAAATCATCTGATCCAGAAGGTGGAATAGATTCTTCTGGTAAAGGTTCTGCTCCAGAAGCAACTACTGATACTGCTTCTAAGGATGGTATGGATAAGTTACGTGACAAGGCTGCAAATGATCGCAGTTATGGTAATGTTCCTAAACTGCCTTTAGATAAAATTGTTGTTCCTTATTCTGCTCTATTAACAGAGTTTGGTTCTCACTATGCTCCTGTTATAGTAACTGAACCTGTGTATTACAACACGTGTCTAGAAGAAGTAGAGACTTTAAAAGCAGATTCTAAAAAGACAGTTTCATACATGGTTAAAGAATTTGAAATGAAGAAGGCTGCTGATGCATATGCTCGTGCCGCTGTTTCGAAAACTGGTTCTTTAGATATGGGTAAGTTACATACTTACAAATACAATGAAGACCTATTTAAGAAAGTGACTACGTTGCCTGGTGCTACTAACCACGGTATGGTTATGTGCCTTGATTGGTCTGGTTCGATGTGTGACAATCTTAAAGGTACACTTGCT